TAGGACATATCATTTAGATAAATTGTATATAGATGATATTGTATTTTCTACTTTTTTAAAACAATCAACTTATCACGAATTTAAATTTGATATATCGGCTTTATCTTTAGTAAATCATAATTTCGTTGGATATTGGCAATATGTGGATATATACTTACCGATTGTAAGCCAATTACAAGAGAAATTTAGAGTGATTGAGGATTATCATACGGAGAAATATTATAATCTATGTAAACGCATTACTTCGGAGGAGTCTATTGCAATCCATGTCCGTAGAGGAGATTATCTAACCACACCAGGATTTGCTACAGTTCCATTAAAATATTATTTTGAAGCTATAGGAAAAGTTTCTGGAAATTTATTTATCTTTAGTGATGATATTTCATGGTGTAAGTCTGTATTTAAGCAAATTTATTTTTCCAATAAAGTTACGTTCGTTGATATAGAAGAGTACTTAGCCCTTGATTTAATGTCACTATGTAATCATACTATTATTGCAAATAGTAGTTTTAGTTCTTGGGCAGGATTTTTAAATCCTCATGTGGATAAAATAGTAATATATCCAGATAAATGGACGCCTACGGAAACTGAACGATCTTTGGAAAAGAAAAGTCACATGCCTAAAAATTGGATACGATTATGAAACATGATTTTAGACCATTTTTAAATCCTGTATTTATTGAAACAGGATCATATACTGGAGATGGTATACAAGCCGCATTAAATTCTGGATTTACAAAAGTAATATCTATTGAATTAGTACCTCACTACTATAATTTATGTAAGAAGCGATTTCAGAATAATCCTATGGTAGAATTATATCTTGGAGATTCTATTGAAGTATTACCATATATACTTTGTAAAATAGCTGATAGATGTACTTTTTGGTTAGATGCTCATTTTTGCGGAGGATTGACTCAGGCTGGTGCAAAGAAAATTCCAATACTTGAAGAGTTAAAAATAATTGGAGAACATACAATAAAAAATCATACTATTTTGATTGATGATATGCGGGCTGTACAACACGGATTTCCAAATGATGGCTGGAATGATCTTACAATTGATATGATTAAAGAAGCCGCACTTGCTATAAATCCGGAGTATAAAATTTCATTTGATTTTGGAGTAGTTCCTAATGATATATTTATAGCACAATGTTAATACCATTGCCTTGGATATTGCGGGATTTTAAAATCCAAATACATGGAGTTCTTCATGTAGGCGCTCATTATGGTCAAGAATATTTGGATTATGCTAGAGCTGGTATTGAAAATATGATTTTCTTTGAACCATGTAATGCTAATTACAAAGAATTACTTAAAGTAGTGCCAAATACGGATAAAATTAAGACGTATAAAGTTGCTCTTGGTAATGAAGTTGGTTCACGAGAAATGTTTGTAGAAAGTTCTAATATGGGTCAAAGTAATTCTTTACTAGAACCTGGTACTCATTTAACTACATATCCTTCTATTGTCTTTGATAAAAGAGAAACTATATGTATTATTAAATTAGACATGATTGAATTTGATCGGTCTATATTTAATATGATTAATATGGATGTACAAGGATTTGAATTGGAGGTTTTAAAAGGTGCAATTGAAACTTTACCATTTATTGATATTATTTATACTGAAATTAATACAGAACAAGTATATAAAGGATGTGTAGAAGTTACTGAGTTAGATGAATTTTTAAGTAAATTTGGATTTTCAAGAGTATTAACTGATTTGGCTCCTAAGTCATGGGGAGATGCTCTATACCTAAAACAAAAAAATAATTAATCATGAATAATCAAATTCATAATGTAGTATTGTGCCTGCGAAGTGGTGGAGATTTTAGTTATTCTGATGTAGAATTACTAGCACATCATTTGCACCAACAGTGGGATCTAGCTAAAGGAAAATTAAAAATTTATTGTTTATTTAATGAAATAGATGCTGAAGTAGAATTAATTAATGTTACATTAATTCCTGCATTCAATAAAAGTTGGCCAGGATGGTGGACAAAAATGAATATGTTCGATCCTAGAATGGAAAAGTACCGTCCATTTTTATATATGGATTTGGATACTGCTGTTGTTGGTAATTTAGATGGTATTTTACCTCCAACTGGTCACGAAAATGAATTTATTGCTTTAGGAGGATTTTTTAAACCTGATACTACAAATGGACTTCAGTCAGGAGTTATGTGGTTTCCTGCAAATAATGAAAAAATTTCTAAAGTTTGGAATGCTTGGATAAAAGATCCAAATGGAATTATAAAAGGAGTTCATCATCGGGGAGGAGATCAGGGATTTTTAAGAATGGTGTTAGGTAAATCTGATATTTGGTGGCAAAAGATTACTAATAAAATTTGTAGTTTTAAAATACGAATCAGTGGTGATAGAGCCATGCTTACTGAAGGAGTTCCTGATTATATTTCTATTGTATGTTTTCATGGACAGCCAAGGATTCCGAAAGCTGGATTAACTATTCCGTGGGTACATGAATATATAAAAAGACATACCATTACTTCTTTTGTAAAACCTAAAGTAACAGTAATTATTCCATATAAAGTAGATAGGGGATGGTTGCAGGATGCTATAAATAGTGTTCCTCAAGGAGTTCAGCTTTTGGTAAGTCAAGGAGATTCTGTATCATGGTCACCTATGTTTAATAAAGCTTTAGAAAAAGCAGAAGGTGATTACATTAAGTATTTACATGATGATGATATGCTTACTCCTAATTGTATTGAAGATTCTGTTAGAGCAATAGAAGAGCAGGGAGTTGATTTTATTCATGGCAATTCTATTAATATACATATAGATGAAGGGAATAAAGAACATCTATATATACCATCTGTTAAAAATGTTACTTTAGCTACTTTATTACATAAGAATGTAATACATAGCGGCACTACTATGTATCGTAGAGAAATATTTGAAAAATTAGGTGGTTTTGATGAATCTTTGCAAAACTCTGAAGAATATGAGTTTAATTTACGATGTTTAGCAAATGGATTTAAATGCGGATATTGTAATTCTAATTTAGTATATTATCGTAGGCATAGTAAACAAAAATCGGTATCAATGCGTAAAGATTTACGTATTACTGGTTTCGATATTGCTAAAAGATATGCTCCGATAGAAACATTACGGCATACGGCTAAAGTATGATACAAGACAAATCATATTGTCCTGTTTTTATCACTGGAGTAGAAAGATCCGGCAGTAGTCTTATTGGACGCATTATAGCCCTTTGTGGGGCATTTTCAGGTGAAGTGACTCCTATGTGCGAGAATATAAAATTAAAAGCGGTAATCAATGAGTATTATCGAAGTATAGGGGCTGATAGTAGGGGACAATATCCTCTTCCAAATATTTCTAAATTACATATACCTGTGGATTGGAGAAATAAGATACAATCTAATATAGAAAATGAGGGATATGATGGTAAGAAAATATGGATGTATAAGAGTTCTAGAATTTCTCAAATATGGCCGGTATGGAATTATGGATATCCAGAAGCAAAATGGATTATAGTACGTAGAAGAACAGGAGATGTAATTGAAAGTTGCTTGAAAACTGGATTTATGGATGCTTATGAAGATTCTACGGTTCAACAGTTAGTTGGGGTCAATACTGAAAGAGATGGTTGGTTATGGTGGATTCACGAGCATGAAAAATTATTTGTTGAAATGATTGAGACTGGATTGAATGTAAAAGTAATTTGGCCTGAAAGAATGTTGAATGGAGACTTTAGGCAGATTCATGAAATGTTAGAATGGATTGGATTGCCTTGGAAACCTAATATTATTAAATTGTTAGAAGAAACTCTTATTAAAAAGTAAAAACATGGCAGCAAGAGTAACTGTAGCAGATGTTAAAGCTATATTAGACAATACTTCTTTAGAAGATGCCGTAATTACTCCATATATTACGAGTGCGAATATTATGGTTAATGAAGTAATGGGTACTACTGAAGATACTGATATTTTAGCAGAAATTGAGCGTTGGCTAGCGGCTCACATGATCACTATTACTAGAGAACGTCAGGCTCAAAAAGAAGGAGCTGGTGGAGCAGAAATTACATATTCAGAGAGATTTGGAGTAGGATTAAAATCTACCACCTATGGTCAAATGGTATTGGCATTAGATACTACAAATGCATTTGCTTCTTTAATGTTGAAAAAAGCTACTATTGATACAATTACTACTGAATATGACTAAATTATGAGTATACTTAGATTCATACAAAAAGTAGCGGTTCAAACCGCAGTTTACTGGGGGAATCCAGTAGATGATCATTTTGGAGGCGCTACTTTTGATGATCCTACTGAATTGGCTCCGCCTACAAATGGAGTACGATGGGAAGATCGTCAGAAAGTAATTATATCTAAAGATGGAAAAGAATTAGTAGTTGATGTAGAAGTTTTAGTAAATCAGGATTTAGATATTGGAGGTTGGCTATATTTAGGTACTTTAGATGATTTGGAGGATTCTAGTTATATATTAGAATCGGGTCAAACTTATCCATATCCTAATCAGGTAGAAGGAGCTTATGAGATTGTTTCTTTTGAAAAAATTCCATTAGTGAAATCTTCTACTAAATTTGTAAGAAAAGCATATTTAACTAAACAATATTTTGCAACTTAATGGCTAATATCATTATCTCTGGATTTAAAGAAGTTGATGCTAATTTAAAAAAAGTATTATCTGATGTGCAATTACGAGCATTGCAGGGTATGATTACTTCTGCAATTCTGGTTAAAAGAGATAATGAAAAATCATTACCAATAACTCCAGTTGACTTAGGTAATTTACGAGCTAGTTTTTTTATTACTACTATATTAGGTACTAATGCAAATGACAGTTCTGTATTTAAAGGTAAAAAAGCATTAAAATTATCTACAGATCATATTTCTGTAATTGCACAATCTATGGCAGAAGTAAGAGGATCTGCAAAATTAATGTTAATAATGGGATATAGTGCAAATTATGCAGTATGGGTGCATGAAATGTTAGAATCTACTAATTGGACTAGACCTGGATCTGGTCCGAAATGGTTTGAAAGAAATTTGAAAAGAAACAAAGATATTATACTAAAAATAATTGGAGAAAATGCTAAAATATCATTAACTAAAACTTTTCCGACTACTAGAATAATGGGAGAACATTCAGAAGAAATTATACCATAAGATATGAATGCATGTTCAGAAGATATTAAAGATATATTACTTGCAGATAGTAATTTAGGATTGTCTGAAGAATCTATTTGGATAGGTAGAGAACCAAGTAAACCGAGTAATACGGTTACTATTTTTGATACTTCTACCACTCCGCCAATGCTTACTCTTAGACAAGGAGAAAATTATTTTCATGATGCAATTCAAATCCGTATAAGAAATACGGATTATCGAGTAGGATATGCTTTAGCAAATCAAATAATGGTATCATTACATGGCCGGGAACAAGAAGCATGGAATGATACCTTATATTCTGTTATCTTTTGTACCAGTGGACCTGCTATGCTGGGATGGGATGATAACAATAGAGTGTGGTTCATCATCAATTTTGAATGTCATAGAAGAGACAGTGATGGTGAAAGTGTGTAATTTAAAAAGTAAAAGGAGGTTAAAATTATGAGTGGAGCTATTTCGAGTGTGGGTACCAAATTTTATCGGTGGCCAGCTAGCTCTGATGCTTGGGCAGCTATTTCGGAAGTACTTTCCGTAGAAGGTCCAACGCAGTCTAGAGAAACCATTGATGTTACAAGTTTGGATTCAACAGGAGGATATAGGGAGTTCATAGGTAGTTTTCGTGATGGGGGTACTGTTACTCTTAGCATGAATTTTATCCGAGCTAACTATGATCTGTTGCATACAGATTTTGAAGATGATACCCCCGGTAATTACAAAATTGTATTACCGGACACCGATCACACCACTATTGAATTTGAAGGTTTAGTACAAGAAATGCCTTTAAGTGCAAGTGTGGGGGCGCAGGTTACGGCAAATGTTACTATTAAAGTAACAGGAGAGCCTATTGTATATGATGACTCTTCTGGAGATCCATCATTATAAAAAATAATTCCTAATCAAGGATTTTATTTATTTTTATATTTAAAACAAACTTAAAAATTAATCAAATGATAAAGTTTATTCATTACCAACCGAATAAGGATTCAAAAGTTTTAAAACTTCCGGTAAGAGCTTCTTATAAAGCTATGAAATTGATGAAAGAGGAAGCTGGATTAGTTATAGGAATAGATGATGATGGTACTAACTATGAAGCTTACGAAACTCTTTTATATTATTCTTTAAAAAATGGATATGCTTGGCAACAAGAAGAAATGCCATATAAGAAAGAGGATATGGAAGATATTATGGATCAGTGTTTTCAAGAGTTTATGGGCATGTTGCCTGCGTTTTTTGGAGAAAATAGTGATAATGATACTACTGATAAAAAATCAACTAAAAAAGATTTGGCAGGTGTTGAAAAAAAGTAACTTTATGGGAGATAATAACTTCCATACAATATGAAGAATTAGCTGGTATATCAGTATCAAGATTTGGAATAAGTGCTGAAGAGTTCTATGATTTATTGCCGATTGAATTTCGTTACGCTTTGGTTTATGCGAATCAAAGGGAAGAACGAGAATTTCATTTAAAGTATGAGATTGCCAGATATACAGCCACTCATATGTGGAATTGTGCAGGCAAATCTGTAAAGAAAGGGGTTACTTTAACTGAAAAAGATATTGACGTTTTTCCATGGGAAAAAACAGAAGATGCACAAATACAAAGTATTGATAATATGAAAATGCAATTAATAAATATTGCAAATACGTTTAAAGGTAAGGGATTGAAAAAGACAGAAAGAAAGATTGAAAGGAAGCAATAAATGGATATTGGAACGTTAACTGCGAGAATGGTAATGGACGTGAGTTCATTACAAGCGGCTCAAGCCAGCATGGCTGCGTTTGAGAAAACCGCCACTGCTTCTCTTAATAAAGTTGCACAACGGGTTCGTACTTTTGGATATTTAAGTACGGCAGTTATTACCGTTCCAATGACTATGGTTACTAGAGCTACAGTTAAAATGGCAAGTGAATTTGAATTTTCTATGCAGAAAATTGTAGGACTTGCTGGAGTAGCTCAATCTTCTATTAATGCTTTTAAAAAGGAAATCTTATCTCTTGGACCAGTAGTGGGTAAAGGGCCAAACGAATTAGCAGAGGCATTGTATTTTATAAATTCATCAGGCATTAAGGGAGCAGAAGCTTTAGATGTTTTGAAATTATCTGCAAAAGCGGCCGCTTCAGGTTTAGGAGAAACTCAAGCAGTAGCTAATATTTTAACTTCAGTATTGTCAGCATATAAAGGGACAGGAATAACTGCGGCATATGCTACGGATGTTTTAATAGCCGCAATTCGAGAAGGTAAAGCAGAAGCGGCCGGATTTACCACTTCAATCGGCCAAATTATTCCAATCGCAGTAAATTTAGGAGTAGCTTTTGATCAAGTGGCTGGGGCTATGGCGGCGCTTACTTTAAATGGAGCAAGCGCCGCAAACGCTGCGGTATATTTAAAAGGAATGTTTCAGTCTTTAACAATTGCTTCTGAAAAGGGAAATGCAGAATTGGCAAAGTATGCTTCTTCATATACAAAGTTAAGGGCTATTTTAAAAGAAGAAGGAATCATTAGTTTACTGAAAGAAGTAAATCGTTTACGAGATGAGGCTGAAAAAAGAGGCAAAGGAAAAGGTGAAGAATTTTTAAGTAATATATTCCCTAATGTTCGTGGTTTGACAGCTGTATTAGGTATAGCAGGCAAAAACTTTGAGTATACCACGGAATTGATGAAAAGAGTTACGGCATCTACTGGTTCATTAGGAGTAGCATTGTCTGCTGTTTCTGATACTATTAAGATGCGGTATGATAAAGCCTTAGCAAAAATAAATGTATCACAAATAACTCTTGGAACAACCATCGCAAATGCTTTAATTCCTATTTTAGAAACTTTAACAAGGTGGGTTGAGAATGTTACTAAATGGTTTGAAAATTTAAGTGATTCTGGGAAACGAACTATTTTAATAATTGCGGGAATTGTAGCGGCTTTAGGTCCATTTTCATTAATTATGAGTGCTATAATTTATTCTATTAGTGGATTAATTACTGTTATTAAAGTATTAAATACTGCATTAGTATTTGCTTCTGTAAATATAGCTAAGTTTATTAATTTTTTAACAGCTGCTTCTACTACTTCTTTGGCTGCTACCGGATGGATTATGGCAGTTGTGGTTGCCGTAGGAGCTTTAACATATAGTATTGTTAAATTGATTCAAAGACGAAATGAGTTAAAAGGAGTAGATAAAGCGGCGGCTGAAGTAAATGCAGTTTTAGCGGATTCAGAATTAGATGTAGCTAGGCAAATTGGAGAAGAAACTGCAAAGATTGCTATTTTAAAACGAGTTTTGACTGATGCAAAAGTTCCTGCAGAAGTGCGTACTAAACTTTTAAAAGATACTAATGATCAGTATAAAGAATTACTTCCTAATTTATTGGATGAAAAAACTTCATATAATGATATTAATACTGCATTAGATATTGTAAATAAGAAATTAGAAGAAAAAATTAGACTGGATGCTCAAATGAAAGTTGCTGGTATTCTTGGTACTATGCAAGCTGATGTTATGATGCAACAGATTAATTTATTAATGGCTCGTGCAGATGCTTTAAAAACTATTGATGATTTACAGAAAAAAGTAAATCAGGGATGGATAGAGAGTGGATCTATGTCTGGATTTAAAAAAGCAAATTTAGCAGTAGATATTAGTGGTTGGGAAAGAGAAATTTTAAATAAACAAAATACAGTTGAGCAACTCAATAAAGCTCTTACCACTACTGGAGAAAAATTGGAATTTATTAAGAAACAAGGTAATGTATTAGGAGATCAAATTGCGGCAGGATATAAGAAAGATGTATTACCAGGATTAGGCGGAGGAAATGTT